CTTTCAACTTTTTGGCTTCTTCCTCTTTCAACTTTTTGGCTTCTTCCTCTTTCAACTTTTTGGCTTCTTCCTCTTTCAACTTTTTGGCTTCTTCCTCTTTCAACTTTTTGGCTTCTTCATCTTTCAACTCACATTCCTCCTTTTTTTTGTTTATGTCAGCCACGTCGCCTGCACTGTCAATTAGGTCTTGCAACTGATTACATATCTCTCTCAATTTTGCCATTCTGTTCCCTGAAATGGCTTTCCCAGCTTTTGTAATTTCCTGTAATTCTGCCGAGAGTTGATCTGTTGATCCTTGCAACAAGTTCTCAATTGATTCAATTCCTTTATACAAAGAAATTTTTGCGTCTTCTTGCGCCCCGGCAACCACAAAATCAATCTTGTGGATATCGCATTGTTGCAATTTTGTTTTTTTCCCATCTAGCCCCATTTTTTATATCACCTCCTTTCTAAGCGCGGAGCCCTCAATGCTGAACGCTTTATATGTTCCATTTTTTACCTTTTCCCAAACATCTGCATCTTTAATAAAAAAACCACACCACCAGCCCACCGGAAGTACCCCTCGTGGAATCTCCCATATTTCTTGCTTTTCCATTGTTGTGACAACAGATTCTATAAGAACCGCGGCTCCTGCTGTCAAATGCATCTCGCCTGAGTCCCTGTAAAACTTTACGTACCTATACGCAAGCTCTTCAAGATCGTCAGGATCGATTCCGTCATCTTGAAGATCAAAAACTTCTGCTCCATATGCATCTCGAGATATCAGCACCCAGCCAAATGCAAGCTTTTTTTCGTCATTTGCTTTCTTGATTTTGAATTCATATTTTTTGGGTTCAGGTTCTCCGAGAGGTCTATTAACATGTACATTACCTGCTGTCGGTTGTTCTTTTTCTATTTCCCTTTTCTTCCATTTACCATCTTTATCCTTGTCCCAGCCAATATTCCGAAGAGCTGCCCATGCCGTGGCAAATGCTTTACCTTCGTCACTATATTGACTCAATGCATTATTTGCAATTTTTCTCCAAATTGTTTGCGCCTCGTCGGGCAAGCTGTTTTTGACGCCAGCTGGCAATTCTGAATTTTTTGACCAAGGCATGCGTCAAACACCCCCTTTCCGTCGTTTTTTTCTATGAGATCTCATCATGACACAGCCCCCTCCCTATCTGTTAATCTATTAATTTACAAATCTGAATGGAACTGTATCTGAGCACCATCTTTCTACAAGAGTAGGACTTTTCTTCTCTTTTCGAACAATATCCATATATTGGTTAAATTCATCCTGAATGTCGCTTGGCGCTCCTGGTTTCAGGTGCCAATTTCCAGGCTCCATGACAAAATATGGAGATTCAATAAATTTAGGAACTGGCTTTTTTGCCATAAAACTGCGCCTCCTGCCATTGCAAAGCTTTTTCGTATTCGTTGAATTCATCAATCATCTTTTGTGGAGCTCCTGACTTTAAATAACCGCCACCAAGCTTAGGGACGTACCATTCAGAGTCAAAAAAATCAGGCCTCATAAGCTGCATCACTGTATACCTCCTTTATAATCTGCACAACTTGTCTTGTCATTGTGCAAGACATGCCCGCGCACGCATCTGACAAGCATTCCGCAAACATCTCTCCCGGGTCTTTCGTGGCATAAATGCTTAGGCTGCTTGCAAAATAAATTGGATTTTTTTTATATATATTCCAAATTGCCAGTATGGCAGTTTCGAATATTGTATTTTTAATTTTTTGGGCATACAAAACATGTCCATACTCATGAGCAACAATAGATTCAGCCTCCAACCCTTTCTTAATTATTGGATGCCAGCCAATTTCAGTGGCCTCTTGAATAGATTCAGCTACTTCAATGTTCGATTGAAAATATAGATAATTAAACAATATTGAGCATGTCGCTGAATTCGTCAATGCCCATGTATGGTCATCAATTGTACCAAATTTTACATTAATATTTTTTTCTACTGGATATTTTTTTTGCAAATATTTACAATATAAAATCATATGTTCATGTAAGCCGATTGATTTTTTGACAACTTTTGGCGATGACGGCTCTTGAACCTCTTTCAAATCTATATAAGTAGTTCCATTTTTTTCCTTTACGCTGACTATTTCAAATTTTGCATTTTCAGAAACCAAAACTTCTTTTTCTCCAGGAAATTGACTTAAGTGAGCAATTGAAGTTGATTGCTCCACTTCTGGGACTCTGAATATTATACCTATTTTATCTTGCCGGGTTTGCGTAAAGTCCAAAGCAACTTTTTTTGATGAGGAAAAACTTGAAACGCCATGCATATCAATGACGCGTCCTTTCTCAAACTGCGTCAACACGTCTTCTGTCACGCTAATGCCCCTATAAAGCACCCCGTCGTACGATGGGCTTGCGGCTATATATTTTTCAAGCAATGTTGCATTATCAGGATCTTTTCCGGCCCTAATCGCCGCATCACCATGATAGGTCCATCTATCAACAGCGTTGACCATTTCATACATGTCTCCATGGATAGGCATACCGGCTTTATTCCAAATTTCTCTTTGTGTAGCAATATCACCCTCTTTAAGCTTTTTTGAATGTCCTGCTTTTGGCTTCATGGGCTCCAGCAGCATTAATGACGGAACGGCCTTAGGTTTTCTCAATGTTGATGCAGGAGCCTTTACGCGATCTTCTCGTATTATCTTAAGGTATTTGCCAATTACTTCCATAACAGCAATAGCCATAGGACGAGGACTTGGACTATAATAGTATTCTTCAAAAGCCACTGCTACCATTTCTAAGGTATCTGCCATTGCATACTCGGACAATCCATATTTCATTTTTTGCTCAGGCGTTGAGTTCTCAAGCCCCTTGTCTGGCACTGGATCTGCAAAGAGAGCGTCAATTTCTTTCGCGTAAAAATCAAGATTTACGGGGGGTAAATTGTCTCTAATCCAAAAATCCACCACGTGCCCAAACTCATGTGTTAACGTGGAGGCAAGCGCGGTTGAAGTTCCAGAAGGATGCCATTTTACATCCTCTTCATGTTTTTGTCTTTCCAAAACTTCTTTTGATGTATAATCTCTTATTAGTACCCGAAAATTATTATTTCCTTGGACTACAGTACATCCAGATGATTTTCTCAGTGTGTTAGAAAAAAATACCATTTCTTTATAACTTTTTATTTCAACTTTTTTAAGCACTGACGCAATTTCTGGATATAATTGATATAATTTTTTAGTTTGAGCGTTTATCGCGTCTCCGAAACGGACGTCTTTCAATGATTTAACTTTCCATTCGTCCGGTATCTCTAATTCTGGGACTTCTGTAGCCGGTTGATTAATTGCCGGAACTTCTGTAGCTGGTTGATTAATTGCCGGAACTTCTTCCGGCTCATTAATTGCCGGAACTTCTTCCGGCTCATTAAGAATAGCGTCTAATTCTTTTGTGGACAATTCCTTTTCCTGTAATCCTATAGCGCATCGACAATCCGGGTGTGCCGCAGGAGTATTGTCCCCGGACGAAAAAACTCCATCAATTTCAGTGGCTTCGCCATCCATGCCGGAGCACTCTTCACAAACCCGATCATCCGGCGTCGCAATCCATACTTTTTCCATTTCGGTTTTGTCAATTAATCCCTCTTGAACCATTTGATTCCAGTGCAATTGCTGTCCTTGACATGCAGCCGTAATCGTTTCAGTTCGTGCGATTACTTCAGCGCGATCTCTTATTTTTCCATTCACAAAACTGTCAACCATTGCGTCAACAGCTTTCCCACTTCTAGTTCCTTCAGACAATAATTTTTCTTGATAATTCGAAACAGATTTCATTTGATTTTCAGTCAAGCCTATCATTTGTCGTATTTCGCGGGCGGTTTCATAAGGATGGCCACCTTCTTGGAGAGCTGTTGTAATTATTTGTTGAACAGCGCTCTGAGTGGAAGCGGTCACTTCCTTAATCATTTCCCCTGTATGACTGACCGACCATTCAACAGCCATGGGATTTCTCATATTGAAGCTTCCAAGCTCTGCTACGCCTGCTCTTTTTTTAATATCGTGACGCGCCTTAAACGATCTGTGCCCAGGATGTTGGAGCACTTTCAATGGTAAATATTCATCTGCAATTTCCATTGCGTCCCGAATCAAAAGGCCAGTGATAACATACATTTCATCTGTATCGAGATGGCTATAATTGATAAAATTTCCCATATCCTTTAGCTCGTAATGCTGCAATGATTTAACGTCTACAGAATTTCTCAGTGCTGTAATGGCTGTCATGTAAGCATCTACAAATTTCTTCTCATACCGCCGCGCAAGTTGATCAATCGATTTCCACTCAGGTTGAATTTTCCTGATAAATTTATCTAGCAATTTCAACATTTTTGCACGGCCTCCTTTCATTTCTTCCTTAAAATGTATGTTGCTTGCTGAGCAGACCATTTTTGGGGGTCAAATAATATAAGTTCAACAAGCTCAAAATCTACTAAATTTATCAAATGCGTCATCTGCCGAATAGTGGGAACAATTATATGAAAAGGAAATTCAATCCAAGATTCGCCGGGGATGAATATTACTGCAATTCCTCCTGAGATTAATATTCTTTTCATCTCACTTAAGGCCGTTAACATGCTTGAGCAATGCTCCAGACTGTCGAAAGATATGCATGCCTCAAAGCTGCAATCATCAAATGGCAATTCATGCATATCGCCCAGATATATATAGTCACGTCCCAAAGATTCCGCATAATCAACTTCTTTTGCTTGGTAAGTAATTCCAAAAGCGTCATGGCCTTTATCTCTGCAAAAATGAGTAATATTGCCTGTCCCACACCCTAGATCTGCAATTGTGTGACAATACTTAATTCGCTCATATGCGTCAAGCCAACCGACGACTTCTTCGGCATTTCTATCGCTGGGTTCGTCATTATTTCCATTCCAATATTTGGTAAGAGCATTCATACATTACCTCTTTTCCATGCTTTCCAATATTTGCTTCAATAGCTTACGCTCCTCTTTTTCGTCTTTTAAATGTTTCTTGATTGAAACAAGCTCTAGCATTACGGCGTCATGTATTTCAAGAATTATTTTTGATAATATCTTTGACTCTTTTTTATTCTGATACCCCAAGACATTAAGCGCGACTAACTGTATCAACGTTTGAGAAATATAGGCCTGCCAAGCGGTTGCGCTATTCGGCAAACCATACGCAAGAGGGAAAATGGCAATAATTATAAAAATAATAAATGCCTGCTTTGACGCAAGCGCGTCCGCAATACGATCCATTACTTTATCAAACATTCTCAAATTCCTCCTTGCCAGCAATGTTTTACAGCCCCTCAGTTTTTTGAACCAGACAATAGCAAACCGTTTTTTGTAATTTGCCTGTAATATGATTCTCGAACCGCTACTGCCGTAATACTTTTAAGCTTTTTACAGTATTTTCTTTACAATTTTTCCCTTTTACTTGGGCGAAAACGGGAAATGCGTTTAGTGTTTTTACACGATTACTCTTGCAATAGTTTCAAGGCTTACAACTTTTACCTTACGGCTGATTAAACTTAAATAATCCCTCAGGATTATCATTCAATATCTCACGCCTAATTTCCTGACCCCAAATTTCGCAATTGGGATCGTCTTTTTTTATCCTGTCGATTTTATTTTGTCTGTCAACTGCTGTGAGCCATCCAAAATGCTTATCGACAGTCTTTCCAAAAAAGACTCTGTCCTGTTCCTTGGCGTCTTGGATGATGGATCTCGGAATAGACAAACAATGTTTTACCGTTTTCTGCCATTCGTACGGATTGCTTAATGTGCTGGCACGCATCATTCTAGGCGAATAATAAGGCGCAAAATATGCATCTTTGCGATATGTTTGCCTATCATTCCAACAGTCAAAAATTTGTATAAAAGCAACATCAAATTTATCATTGTCCATAATTTGCCTTGATTCTTCAACAAACGCAATGTCCAATAAGTCGTCTGCGTCCATTAACAAAAACCAAGTTGATTCAGATTCCGATTCCGATTTCATCCAATCAATTAACTCTCCGCGTAGTCGCCATTCTACAGCCCATTCGTTTTCAGCGTTTTTGACCTTGCATCCAAGCTGTTTGCAAATGGCAAGAGTATCATCCGTCGAGTGATCATCAAGTACAAATATTTCGTCGCAAAAAGTCCAACTATTGTCAATAACCTCACAAAGGTACTTGTCAGATTCATTGTGGACAATCATTCCTAATGCTAATTTATGCTTTACTTCTATTTTTTCATATATTACCATTAATTGTTTTCCGTTCATTTCCAAATTCGGTCCGTCCAAAATTGCTTTTTGATAAATTTTCTCAAACCCTTGACATGCCAAAGGAAAAGAAAAATCGTTAAATTCAATAATATGCTCGCCTGTAGCAGGCTCCATATATGGTACCAAAACAATAACATACTTCGCTGCATGCCCCAAAAGTCCATTAAAGCAAGCTTTCCAATCTTTGACATGCTCTAAAACATTAGAGCATACAACAGCATCCCATTTTCTTCTAGATATATCGTTAACAAATTCAATATCTGGATAATTTTCCCTAGCCTTTTTTAGCGCAACGCCCGAAATGTCATATCCGGTCAACGTGTTTTTTGAAAGGTCCTCTTCCCAAATATGACAAAGCTGACCTTGTGCACCGCCGTAATCCAAAATCGTACATTCATTGTTCGCAAACCAACTCCATATACTTTCAGGCATACCGTATATTAACATATTTGAGTAGTCCTCTGTTTGCTTTGCGCCTCGCTTGCCCCATTCGTCCGGGGTCCCATCCGTATGACGATTATCCCAGTATTCCTTGCTATTCAAAACATTTTTTGTTTGAGATTTTTGGATATATGCTTCAATGTCCGACGTCCGATACAAATGCATTGCAGGGTATGTCGTATCCACAAAGATGTGGGCCCCTGCTACCGCTGCTCTAATGCAAAAATTCCGATCCTCCCCCCAATAACTAATATTGGAAATTGGGTCATACGACGCTCCTGCCACGTAAATATTCGTCGAAACCAATATGCATGCTCCTGTCCCGCCTATCTCATACACTCCGGGTTGCTTCCATTTCTCAATTTCGCCGTCGTAAATAGTATATTGGTCACAATTCCAGCAATTAGGACCCGCAGGCGTGTCTGGTTGCCAGGCTGTCCAAAATATTTCCGCAACAATATCTTTTCCAAGACTTACCAAATGCGTCAATGTTTTTGGGTCAAGGATCAAGTCGGAATCTACCCAAAAAATATAATCATATTCATTTGAAATCGCATATTTAACAATATGATTTTTCATACTTGCAACGTCAGACATGCTGCCGCTTGTCCATCGATGCGTTACATTGTCAACAGAAAATGCATTATTTGACATGAAATTAAAAACAATATCTGTTTGATTACAGCATTTGCGAAGGTCGAAACAATTGTGGAACACGAAACACCTGTCTATTTGAACATTGCCTGGTTTTTCCAGTTCATCTAATGATTTTAAGTATAATCTGAAAACTTCCTCTGATTGTCTAATTGGAGCCGCTATCAATATTTTCATATTTTTATTTCTCCCTTAAAAAAATATTTATTCTTTCTGCTGGAATCATGTATCCGATTCCTTCGCATTGTCTTAGGTTTACAATCCCCACTAATTCACCTTTTTTATTGAACACGGGACTTCCGCTGTGACCTCCAATTATTGCCGCATTGAGCTGTATAAGATTGTCTCGAAATCCGCTTATATATCCATGCTCGACAGTGTTAAATGTGCCACTCGGAGATCCAATTATCCAGATATCGTCAGTTACCCCAGGGATCTTATCGCTTACTGACACATCTCCTGTAAGATTACAAGCAAGGAGGGCAAGATCATTTATCCTGTCCTCCTTTAAAACTGTGCTGTAAATATCTGCCTTCCCGGAATCTGGCTTGACATAGAAATATTTGGCATTTCGAATCACATGAGCACAAGTAAGAATTTCATTTTTAATCAATACACCCGATCCAAAAGCTCCTTTGTCTGGGGATTCAGGGTTATAAGCGTATATCATTACGCAATTACTTTTAAGCGTTGAAGAAAATGCCTTATCTGCGCCATTGCTGTTTTGATATACTGCCCAAAACAGCAATATGCCTAGTATTAAATATGTTATTTTTTTCAATATTACACCTCATAGAATCCAGTAATAATAACTTCTACAGCCTTTGCGTTTGTACAGACGGAAAGGGTTCTAAAAGCCAATCCCCCGCTGTCATCATCGATGAAACAAAGAGGATTGCTCCAAGTAGTATCTACTTTTTGCTGAGATGTTATCGAAATGATTGCGTCATTATCTTTGGGGGTCACCGGTAATGTAATTGTCAGCGAATTTGCATCATTTCCGTCTGTCGCCGTATAGGAATAATTAAAATAACAAATATTTCCTATTGTTGTATATCTTGCTGTTTGGGCAACAGAACCTTCAGGAGTTGCCACCTGTTATCCCGGAATCGTTACGCAATTGATACTTTCCGTTAACAAGCTGTATTCCATCATCACCAAGAGGGTAAAAATTGATATGTGACATTAATACTCACCTCCGACGGCAATCTTGTCCGCGGATGTCCCCCTTATATACAACAAGTTTGTATTGTAAACCGAAAAATCCATGCTGTTGCCGGGATTTAAGGCGGCCATATGAGTCGAAGTCGATACGTTTGAAGTGCCCACGTACATGGTCCCCGAATTTCCAGGGTTTGCTTGCAATGTAAACTTAACGCATAACTGACTGTCTAATTGCCTTCCCGCCGTGTTTGTCAACGTATAATTTTGGCAAAAAACGGTTTTATTTATCGCCCTCTGTCGAGAGGGGTAGCTTGCGCGTTCCATAGCCGTGAAATCAGTCATATCAAACGCCTCCTTTTTTAATCATTTCTTTTCTTAATTTCCTAATTTCTTCGATATATTCAGAAACCTCTCCTTGCGCCTGTTTTTGAATTCCCAAAAGCTTATTCTCGGTATTAGAATTATCAATAGGTAATGAAGGAGTGTCGAAATAATCCGGTCGTTTTGGCAAGCTCGCCGCCTGTCTCAGATAATTTTCTAACTCTTCATCGCCAGCGGATTGCATGCTGCCAACCGTAGTCAATCGTTGTACATAATTACTTAATTGGTCAAGATTTACTTTTTCAATTTCATCATGGACTATTTTTGGGAAATCCGTAAGCCCTTGGAAATTATTAAGCTTAAACAGCCTTGGCACAGCAAAGGTATTTATTGTATCACTTATGTTTTGCAAAATTGTGCCTAATGCCAATTGGAACAAAGATGTTTTATTTTCACCCAATGAATATGAGCCGCTCTTTTCATGTCCCAGTGTCAAAAAATCAGCCATAATAGTCATGGCTATTCTATTTTCATATCGCTGGATAATTTGGTTTGTGTCAAATTGCCTTCGAGCTCCGCCAGTTTTTATCATTTCTAATTCATACAACTTATTTCCAGCATCATCGTACGCAGAAGGCAACATAATTCCTTCTTGTTCATCCCGTTTAATTCGAGTTATTAATTTTCTCCAGGAATTATACGCGGAAATTGCCTCTGCTGAGCCTTGCTCAAATATTTCCGGCGGAATCCTTAACATGGGATATCCTGCCAAATCTCTCTCTATTCCAATTGCTTCAATTTCTTCAATTCCTTTTTTGATGTACCATGATCTGTATGCATTTCTAAGAATGCTTCGTCCCTCGGGATTATTTTTATTTGATTTCGTCCTGAACAAAATGGCTTTTTCGATTGGAATGTACCGCAGTTTATAATCAGGAGGCGCAATTTGTTCCATTCCCCGGATACTGCCGTCAGCATCAAATCTCCATCGCCACAATGTTTCCTGAGCTCGAATAGCCCATTTACGCCAACCAATTCGCTTATCCTCATACTTTGACCTATTCACGCCAGATGGTTGATCCGGACCTTCCCGGATTTTGTAACACAGCTCCATATAACACCAACCAAAATACATAAAAGTCAATATTTCTGATATCATGTCATGCCACGTTAGAGACATATCGTCCATGCATGTTTCCAAAAACTCCATGGCCTCAACATCTTGCGGGGTTTCGCCTGCTGCCTCAACACGCCAATTAACTTGACGTATTAACATTTCGATTGCATACATTGCAGCGCCTATAATTGCATCATTATCTCTCATTTCTCGATATGTCAAGGCGCCGCGCCTTCCCTGAAGTTCTGTAAGCCATTCTTCGTATACAAACC